ATCAAAATATTCGTTGTAGTATTACTAATGATTCTATCGTTGGGTTAAAATACGAATCAGAAGATCACATCAAAGAAGTAGGGGTCATTGCGCCTATTTTTGCTTACATCAATAAACAGGCGTTTGACGTAGCAAGATTCCCTAGCACTAATTGGTATTCAGATAACATTATGTGCGATGATCTATCTAAAGCAGGGTTCAGTCATTATGTAAGTACAGCATACGTGCATCACGCAGGAAGTCAGACGGTAGGAATGGACTTCAATAAGTGTCACGAGGAACCGAGAGCTTGGATAAAAGAAAATAGACCAGATGTGTACGATAAGTATTACGCATGACACCAGAAAGGTAATGCAATGGAAATAGAAGTTAAGTACCGCAAGGTCGAGGATTTAATTCCTTACGTCAATAACAGCCGTAAACATTCTGACGAACAGGTGGCTCAAATAGCCTCTAGCATCAAAGAATTCGGCTGGACTAACCCAATACTAATAGACGGAACGAATAGCATCATAGCTGGTCATGGTCGGCTTATGGCTGCCAGAAAGCTAAAGATGGAAGAAGTGCCAACAATAGAATTAAGCCATCTAACCGATACCCAACGTAAAGCATTGGTAATAGCTGACAATAAATTAGCGTTAAATGCTGATTGGGATACAACTTTGCTAACTATTGAGCTAGATGAGCTACTTAAAGACGGATTCGCATTAGATATACTAGGCTTTAATGCAGACGAGCTAACCGCATTGCTAGAGCCAGAGCAGGTAGATGGGCTAACGGATGAAGATGCTGTGCCTGAAGTGCCAGAGGAGCCAAAGACTAAGCTAGGTGACATTTATCAACTTGGTAACCATCGGCTAATGTGTGGGGATAGCACTAGTATTGACGCTGTGGATAAATTATTAGACGGACAAAGACCAGATATGGTATTTACTGATCCTCCTTATAATATTGATTATCAAGGTGTTAAGGATAAAAGAGATAAGATTAAAAATGACAAGATGGAAGATTCGGCTTTTAGAGACTTTTTAATACAGTCTTTATATAGCTGCGAAACTATGTATGTATGCTGCTCATGGCAATATGCTCACCTTTTTAAGGAAGCAATGGAAGCTATTGGTAGAAAACCTAAAGCTATGATTGTTTGGGATAAGGTAAACCCAGCCCAGCATTTAGATAAATACTTTAAGCAGCACGAAATTATTTTCTATTACGGTGACTTTGGTGGTCATAAAACAGTTCGTGGTGACGTATGGACTTTAAAAAGACAGAGAAATACCGTACATCCAACAATGAAGCCAGTAGAGCTTATTCAGTTAGCTTTAGAGGATCAGCCTAATAAGAAAGTAATTCTTGATGTATTTGGCGGTTCAGGCTCAACTATGATTGCTGCTGAAAAACTAGGAAAGCAAGCTAGACTAATGGAACTTGATCCTAAATACTGTGATGTAATAGTAAAGAGATGGGAAGAATTCACAGGAAAACAGGCTGTATTATTAACGAATGATTAACATTTCCCCTTAATAAAATGAATGAGCATATTCCAAACGCAGAAAACAAGAGATTAGTCGAAACATCGGCTGGTCTAGGATTGCCGCATGAGCATATAGGGGCATTGATTGGTATTGATGACAAAACCCTACGCAAGCACTATCGGCAAGAATTAGATGTGGGTAAGGCTAAAGCCAGCGCACAGATAGCTAAGACGCTATTTAACAAAGCACAGGGTGGAGATACTACTGCTTTGATCTGGTGGACTAAAGCGCAGATGCGGTGGGCTGAAACGCAGAAGCAAGAAATAACAGGCGCAGACGGTGGAGCGCAGATACATCAAGTCACATGGCAGAAATAGTCATTCCGTACAAGCCTCGTGATCAGCAGTTAAAGATTCATGAGGCAATTGACAACCATCGCTTTACAGTCGTTGTGGCTCATCGAAGAATGGGAAAGACTGTCAGTGCTATTAACCATCTCATAAAGGCTGCGATTCAATGTGACAAGCCTAATCCACGATTTGCTTATATTGCTCCTACTTACGCTCAGTCGAAGCGTGTTGCTTGGGATTATCTACTTGAATTTACTCGTCCACTGGGTGCTACTGCGAACATATCAGAGCTTAGGGTTGATTTTTGGGGTAGGCGCATTAGCCTTTACGGTAGCGATAACTCCGATTCTTTACGTGGGCAATATTTTGATGGGGTGGTGCTTGACGAGATTGGGGATCAGAACCCGAAAATCTGGAACGAAGTCATCAGACCAGCTCTAGCGGATAGACTAGGTTGGTGCTTGTTTATTGGTACACCTAAAGGTAGGAACCACTTTGCAGACTTCAGAGATCGAGCTGAGGAAACAGAAGGCTGGGCTTTACTGGAGTTCAAAGCAAGCCAGACAGGTGTTCTTAACGAGAAAGAATTGAATGATGCTCGTGCTGAGATGGGCGAGGATAAGTACCAACAAGAGTTCGAATGTAACTTTAACAGTGCCGTAGAAGGGGCTTACTATGGGCAGATTATCAACGATCTTGAAGCAAAAGGTCGTATCACCACTGTTGACCGTGATGATCTTTGCAAGTCTTATGTGGCTTGGGATTTGGGTATGGGTGACTCTACTTGCTTGTGGGTGGCTCAACTGGTTGGCAAGGAAGTCAGGCTCATTGATTTCGTGGAAAACCACGGGGTCGGGCTTGATTGGTATGTCAATTGGCTCAAAGAAAATAGATATGAGCGTTTCGACCAGTACCTTCCACATGACGTTGAAGTCCGTGAGATGGGGACAGGAAAGAGTCGCAAGGAAGTCCTCCAAGAAGCAGGACTAGAGATTACCGTAGCTCCTAGACTATCTGTGGCTGACGGCATACAGGCAGTGCGTAGGCTGCTACCACGTTGTTGGTTTGACAAGGATAAGACTAAGCAGGGCGTTAATGCTTTGAGGAACTATCGTAGGGAATATAACGAGAAGCAGAACGTGTACTACGAAAAACCTCTACACGACTGGGCATCTCACGCTTCAGATAGTTTCAGGTATTTAGCGATAACACTTGACGAATCGGACGATTCATGGTCATCAAATATCACAATAAATACTAAATGGGTTGTATAATAAGCAAAATATCCGCATAGGGTTTAGCTATGGATTCAGGACAAGTAAAAGGTATTTTAGAGAACGAGATTGATAACTCAATCGGCTTTATCGACTCTGAAACTACTGACGAACGCACTAAAGCACTACAGTATTACTTACGTGAACCTTACGGTAACGAGGTTGAAGGTCGCTCACAGATCGTAACAGGCGAGGTAGCTGAAGCTATTGATGGCGCATTGCCACAGCTTCTACGTGTCTTTACGACAACAGAGGACATCGTTTACTTTGAACCTAAGTCACCTAATGACGAGGAATCAGCCAAGCAAGCTACTGAATACTGTAACTGGGTGTTCTATCGTGAGAATGATGGTCTGCTGATCCTGCATAACTGGTTTAAAGATGCTCTCCTGCAAAAGACAGGCGTGGTTAAGTCTTACTGGGATTCTCAAGAAGATGTAGTCAAAGAAAAGTACAAGAACCTAACAGAAGAAGAACTTGCCTTATTGCTATCTGACGAGACGATGGAAGTTGTACGTCAGAAGGTAGAGATGGTTGAGGCAGGAGTTGACGAGATGGGTATGCCGATTATGGCTCCGTCTTATTCTGTAACGGTAAAGAAGGTTAAGAAGTCTGGTCAGGTAAAGATTGAGAACGTGCCACCAGAGGAGTTCTTGATCTCTAAGTCGGCTAAGACTATTGATGACTCTCCGTTCGTAGCTCACAGACGTTTAATGCCTCGTAGTGATCTTATCGCTATGGGTTACAGTAAAGACGTAGTTGACAGTCTGCCAACGTATGACGATCTAACATACAGTCCTGAGCGTATCGCACGATTCAACCAAGACGAGCAACCAGATTCATCGCCTAGCCTAGACTTCTCGATGCAGACACTTGAGGTGTACGAGTGCTATATACGTATTGACGAGGACGAGGACGGTATCGCTGAGTTACGCAGGATTGTTTATTGCGGCTCTGAGATTCTGGATGACGAAGAAACAGACGTTATTCCGTTCCATTCAATCTGCCCAATACCAATTCCGCATAAGTTCTTTGGTCAGTCATTAGCTGACAGAACGATGGACATTCAGTTAATCAAGTCCACGTTAATGCGTCAGACTTTGGATAATCTTTATCTCACCAACAATGCTCGCATGGGCGTAGTTGAAGGAAGGGTAAATTTAGATGACGCTTTAAATGCTACTCCTGGTGGCATTGTCCGTATGAAAGATGCTAACGCATTAGTTCCAATTCAAGTTGCTAATGTAGCAGGTCAAGCATTCCCGATGTTTGAGTATCTTGACGGTGTAGCAGCTAAGCGTACAGGTGTATCAGACGCAAACGCAGGTCTTGATCCAGATATATTATCTAACGTCACAGCAACGGCTGTAGCGGTTATGATGAAGTCTAACTCTGGCAAGTTGGAGTTGATTGCTCGTGTGTTTGCTGATACTGGCGTTAAGTCGCTGTTTAGAGGTATCTTGCATCTATTGGGCAAGTATCAGGACAAGGCAAAGCTAGTCCGTATGCGTGGCAAGTACGTACAGTACGATCCTAGAACTTGGGCGAATGAATACGACATTAGCATTAACGTAGGTCTTGGCTCTGGCGACAGGGATCAAAAGCTGGCAATGTTGCAGATGATTCTAGCGAAACAAGAACAGATATTGCAGCAGTTTGGCCCATCTAATCCGCTAGTATCGGTAGGTCAGTATCGCACCACGTTAGCAAAGTTTATTGAGTCAGCAGGATTTAAAGATGCAAACGCATTTCTTAACGAGATTACTCCTGAACAAGATGCTGCTCTTGCACAGCCTCAGCCTCCATCTCCCGATGCACAGGCAGAGGTTGCTAAGATGCTTGCGGACGTTGAACGAGAGAAGATCGCTGCGAAGTCGCAGATTGACTCGGAGAAGCTAAAGTTAAAGCAGCAGGAACTAGAAGCCCAATATACCCAAAAGGGTTTAGAGATGGCTATGAAGAATCAGCAGCAACAGGCTGATATTAAGATTAAAGAAGCACAGTTAGCTGTTCAGCAGTTACAGGCAATCTTAACGATGGATATGGCAGACGAGCAGATGCGTCAGAAGCAAGCTGAGATTGTCCTGAAGGCTATTAAAGAATTAGGTGGTTTAGTCCAATGAGTAAAGCAGATTGGGCAGCTCGGATACTTCAAGATGAGCGATTCATTGAGGTAATGAACGAGCTAAAAGAGTTAGAGATACAGAAGTT